TGGTCACGGTCTACTCTGACCTTATCCGGCATCAGCGGATACAGCCCCAATACATCTCCACGACCGTTTCGGATAATTTGTGCATAAGCATTGCCGTAAATCAGCAGATGGGACATCAGGGTTTCTCGGAATACGAAGGATGTCATTTCCGAATTTGGCTGATCATGCAGCAAAAAATAGAGCGGATGCCGTGGCACTCGCTCTTTTCCGTTTTCGGTATATTGGTAAACGTGTAATGGCAGTTGGGCAATCGCTTCTGACAGAACTCGCACACAGGCATACACCACTGTGTGCTGCATGGCGGTACGGTCATTGACTCGCTTACCACTGTTGGAACGTCCGAAGAAGTAACTGTAGCTGGGACTGTCGTAGCTGTTTCGAGGCTTATCTCTGGACTTGAAGAGCCCGCTGAAAATTCCCATGAAATCACGTCCTTTCTTGACTTTTCGTATATGTGTGTGGTATAATATGTGAAACTAAGTGTAGGGCAGCTGCCTTACAAATCGAAATTTGTACAGAATATTTTTTAAAAAAGCTCTTGACAACAAAGCTCCTATATAGTATAATCTAATAAACTACTATATAGGAGCTTTTGTATGGAAATGAATGGAGGATTTCTTGTCACCAAAATAAAACAGCTTGGAG